TCATCCAGCATAGGATTCGCTTTTGGCCAGTTGCTCATATCATCCACTTCTTCCGGATCATCTAACTTGCAGATAAAAGGGAATAAGCGAAACTCATCAAGCTCACCATTCAAGATTTTCATTGATTTCTCAATCATCTTGTCGTAAAACCCTTCACGGACATGCCCATTGGTACCATTGTAGAAGGTACGAGCATGGGCTATCTTACCAAGCCCTGACCGCTGTATTTTAACAGCAGAGTCATTTTCGAACTGGTGAATTTCATCGAATTCAAGACAGCCATCACGAGCAGAGTCCATTGTCTTCGGATTGTTCGTCCGATAAGAAAAGACCGAGTTATTCGCACGGCCTGTAATAGACATTTTTGTTAAATAAAAATGATCTTCCAATCCTCTTCGCTGAATAGTTTCATAAACTTCCTCAAATGAAACCTTTCCTTGCTTTTCGGAATTGGCTGTGATGGTCACATCATAGTCTCGAATAGGATAGAGCGGACTAATGAAGAAGGAGTCTCTGCTAGACATAAACCCGTTCTTACCACCCCCACGAGCCAAAGTAAGGAGAAATTCATCAAACTGAGGTTCACCGTCCTCTTTCCTAAACAGAAAGATGAACGGTGTCAAGAATTTTTGATATTTAGCAAGTGGAAAGAAATTCTTTTCAGTGAACTGAATGTATTTTTCAATCAATTCATTGTGAAAATAGAGATCATCCCTTGGGTATATCTTTTCTTTGATGATTTTGAATAGCAGTGAGCGTTCTTTGTTGACTTTGATTTTTCCAGACTCAGCAAGTTCGATGTATTCATCAATCAAAGGGTGAGAAATCACAATAGATCACTTCCGTCTGATGGTGGTTTCTTCTCGACTGGTGAATTTTCAACCTCAAAGTCAAATGATCGCTCAATCGCTAGTAGCTGATTGCTGGTTGTATTGATTTCTTTGATCAACGAGTTCGCTTTTTGAAATCTTTGCTGACCGTTATGGACGGTGATGACTAATCCGTCTTGTTTGAGCCGTTCTTTCAACTCATACAGTAGACGGACCAGATAGAGATAGCGATGAACTTTTTCGTACTGAATTGCATCTTTCTTTCGTGTGCTGAAATTGCCGATTTTGGAAAGTAACTGGTTTTCCAATTCTTTTATATTTTTTTCTGAGTATTCTTCCATGAGCCCCCTCCCCCTTAAAAAATAGTGCTTTGCATTTGGACAATCGACCCCTCCCACCGGTTCCCAGAGACCGATTTTTTTCGATTTTTTTCGACCGGGGGGTCTTTGAATTTTTCAAAATTTTAAATTTTCATCCCCACCATTCGTCCGAACGAAAATTTTTATTTTGCAGTTTGGATGATTTGCGAAATTGGAAGCGATGATGTCGTTTGTTATGACACTCCTTGCACAAAGTACGAAGATTGTCTATATCTAAAGCAAACTCTGGATAATATTCCAGCTCTTTGATGTGATCGACTTCGAGGTTATCTGTAGTCACCTTCCCCTCATCTCGACACCAGACACATTCAAAATGATCTCGACTCATTGCTTCGAGTCTTAATTGTCTCCATGATTTTGAAAGATAAAACTCTCTGCGACTTTCTCTTGTCGAAACATCTACTTTCAATTCTCAAATCCTCTGTAACATTTCATACTTTCAATTATCTATTTCTGAAATTCATTATATTATTTCTGAAAACTATGTTGTTTTTCTCTCTTGAATTAGACATATCTTATATTCTGTCTGATTCACACCAGCTTTAAAAATCCAGTAAAATAAATGAATAGCAGGTAACTAATAAAACTAATTAGCGTTTTACTCGTTGTGTCTAATTGATAACTATAAATCAAAATTAGACATGGCTTTATCTCGTTGATCCTGTCTAATCCCAATGTATCTCAACGTAATTGCAGGAGATGAATGATTAAATAGATCCATGAGCATTGCCACGTCTTTGGTCTTTTTGTAATAGTGATACCCAAATGTTTTCCTCATCGAGTGGGTGCCGATGTTTTCAATACCACACTCGATAGCTGCAGTCTTCAATATCCAATCGACTGTCCGCCTATCCAGTGGTTTGTTTTTTCCAATACGACTTTGAAACAGATAATGATGTAGTGGCATATCTTTGATGTACTCTCTGACTTCTTTTTTCAAAGTCTTCGTCATCTTGAGCTGTTTTCTTTTACCAGTCTTCTGCTCTTTTATTTTAATATACCAACCTTGCACATCTTTTACTCGTATTCTAAGAATGTCGCCCACTCGCAATCCGGAATTAATGCCAAATAAAAAGAGCAAGTAGTTCCGCTCATTCCATTCTCTTAGATATTCCTTCATGGCTTGAATATCATCCTTATCTCTGATTGGATCCACAATGTTCATAGTGTCACCTCCCTTCTCACGTTAAAATAAAAAAAGCCAGCATTGCTGACTTACACTTATTGAGAATACAGGATTCGAACCAGTGTCTCTAGATTAAAAATCTAGTGCTCTTGTCCAAATTAAGCTAATCCTCAACCAATTTTCTATAAGGAGACCTCTCTTCGGTTTTACCCGATGATATAATTTTACCACCTTATTTTTAAATTTTTTCCACAATTTCGACTGTATTTTTAACTTTTTTCCAAATTAATATTAATCTTAGTGTTCACAGATAGTTCATAGATTTTCTTTTCAAGCCCACTAAAGAATGGCTCAATCACTTCCTTGTAAGCAAGAGACTTACTGCAATGTAAGTATTTAATCGATGCCCCTTCCACAGTCAGAGTTCCATCAATGTATACTTCTTTGATTGCTGCCCATTGTTTTTCGGGTGTCAAAACTTTGATAGTGCTGATTGCTTCTCTGAGCAATTCGAGACGATGCAGTTCTGGATCTGATTCTTTCTTGATGATATCAGCCAGAGCTTTTGGAGTCATTACCTTATTGCTCTTGATTCCTGTATTTGGATCTGTTGGTTTCCAAGGTACTTCAATTTCTTCGATTCGCTCCTTGATTTCTTTCTCAAATGGATACTGCTTCAATGCTAGGATTAAATATCCATATCTGCTTCTTAAATTCATTCATTTGCCTCTTTGACGTAGACTTCCACAATTCCTTGTAAACCTAAACTCTCACGGTAAGCAAGTGCGTCATGTCTGTTTTCAAATTCTTTCTCAATATATTTTGCTGAATGTTTAGGATCGCTCCAACTTGAGCGTCCATGGTATTTCCTAACAACATATACCCTCATTTATTGTCCTCCACATCGATGATATGATCAATAATACGCTTTAAATCTCTTATATTGTCAAATGGCAGCACTGCATCGTACAGATCTTCAAAGTATGAATCTATTTCAAAAAACTCTTCCCCAAGTATAGCTATCTCTAGCTTGCCATTTATTTGGGCAATGGACAGAATTCTGTTCGCTCGCATTGGTATATGTACGTTATCTAAAGTCATCGCTTATCCTTCCTGCTTCTAAAAGCTATCACACCAGCCCAGATCAAGCCAGAGATCCAGACTGCTGCGAATAGTAAATAGATGAAGTTTTGTAGGTCCATTTCACTACCACAATACACCTTTCAATTTATTAAATTCTTCCTTTGGAATATCTGATTTAAGAGTTATCTCAAAATTTCTAAAGCCAATTTCACTAGTTGACAATTTACTTGCATTAATACTTCCAGAGTTAATGTTTCTAGCATCTGGAATACATTCTTCAATAATGTTTCCCATTCCAATGAATGTCTTGCCGCCATCTGTACTGAATTTCAGTCCTATCGGACGGCTGTTATACATTTTACGGTACTTTCTAATCAGTCGTTTTCTCGCTTTATTTAATGACATGTCTTGTCTCCTTTGTAATTTTGTTTCTTTCTGCTCTCAATTTTAAACTAGTGTTAATGCCAAAATATACCAGTGTTATTTCTTCTTCCCACTGACTCTTAGTGTATGGGTATCTGTTTGGTCGTGTCATTCTGTTATCTCCTAAACTTTTGCTGCTAAATATAGGACTTCCATGTTGAATCCACTATCAATAAATTTGTATGTAAGTTCTTTGTTAATCCCATTTCCTAGACAATGATAAATTACATTTACATTAACATCTGCACCTAAATAATTTTCCAAACGCATAAGATTGTCTACATAAAAGGTAATATTCCTTTTTTGTTGCTGATATGGCCTGGCTTTAGCTATATCCCTAGTACACCACATCAACACTTTTGAGATGATATCTTTCTTGGTGAAACAGTCTTTTAAAGAAAAGAAGGTGTTAGTTTTTGGGATAAGAATTAGTTCCAGTTGTCTATTTATAAATGAATCAGGGAAGAAGCTCATAAGTTTTTTCCAGTTCTTCATATACCTCATTGTTCATTTTCCCACCTCCTCAACTTCAAACAGTGAGCTATTAAATACTTCACCAAATCCAGCTTCTTCAAGCTCTTTGCGGGTGTGTGCCGTGTGTATATACATATACCTAAGTTCATCAGATCCACTAATAATCCACTTGTTGCAGACACGTTTTAAATAGCAACTTTTGCTGTCGATCCCTTTAATCTTCACCAAATACCGCTTCTCTTTCTCGACTGTGTAGCCGTCAAGCCAAGCACGGGCGAAGTTATTACTTTCTTTTCTGCACCATCTAATACATTTTCTAACATCTCCTTCAAAAGTTTCACCAGCTAAGCTCTCAAACCCATTTGCTGGATCAAGACATCCGAATAATGTGAAATTGTGTTCCTTACAGTATTCAATCCAATCAGCCACAAACTGCGGTATCGTGACTTTCTGCGGTTCGTCCCTTTTCTTTAGCTGGTCTAAAAAGGATTTTACGATTAAAGCATAGGATGCAGTTTCATTAAAGGGACTGTGCTCTTTCCATTCGTTTTCATACTTCTTAATCAATTCCTGCTTATTCATTTTTTCGCTCCTTTTTTCAAACTCAAGGGGGAATAATCCCCCTCACATTATTTTTTATTTTTCTTCAAAACAAATGCCAGCGTAGCTACCGAGATACCAAGTGCTACAAGTGACAATCCAAGATCTGATCCAGTCATAGGCAATACCGCTGGTGCGCTGTACGTTTCAACCGGTTCATCTTGTTTGATTTCGCCCTGGTTCACCACTTCCACCGTTTCCTTTTTGGTTTCAGTTTTAGGAGCTGGTGTGTTATTTTCTTGATTTGGTTTTTCTTTTGGTTTAGGCTGGTCTGTTTTTGGTTCTGGACTTGGTTTCACCGGTTCATCTGGAATTTCAAGCTCTGGTAAGTCAAGAATAGGTGCTTCATTCGGTACCACTCCACCAGACCACTCTGGCTTGTCAATCTGGGGCGCATCGAATGGAACCGTGCTACCATGCCATTCTGGCTTTTCCAAAATTGGCGAGTCGTTAGGTACAGTCCCAATAGGCTCAGTGTATTCTGGTTTTTCTCGCACCTCTGGAATGCCAGGGATTCCACCTTCAAACTCTGGAATATCCACTTTCGGAGACTCTTTTGGAATCTCAAAAGTTGGTTCTGGCTTATTCTCACCGATAGCGTCACCTTTCCCACCGACAAGTTGAATTTTCTGATATGAAATAGCACCATCATTTTCAGCTTTAAGTTCAATTGTGTTAGTAGGATTAGTCGAGTCCTTAACAGCATTTACAAGTTTAGTTTTGTAGTACAAGTAGATCATGTGATCCAAACGATCCATTTTGATCTCAAAACCATGATCTGATTTACTGATTGACTTAACCAAGTCCATTGCTGAACCTTTGTCAACCCAAGGATTTAAACTTTCAATGTTTTTGATCTCAAAGTAGTTATCAACTAACTTCTGATTTTCTGACATTTCATCAATGATAGTCACATAGTTTAGTACACGCTTCGCATAGTTCACACGGGCTGTCCAGTTGATAACAGTAGGATCTTCTTTGTCTTGTTCTCCCCATTTTGAGATCAATTCATCCTTGCCAATCACTCCCTCATCACCAACATTAGCTGTCACTAAAGTACCGTTAAAGTTTGCTGTTACAGGCTTACCTGATACAACCTTATCTGTCCAGCTTGCGTCTAATTCAAGGCTCATGCTTTTGTTTAGAGGGTGAGTTTTGAAATAGTCGTTGAATACAGTAGTTACTTTGTTCGTAGTAGCGTCCGCTGTAGCTTTACCCACCACTGCATTTTCAGGGTTATGTACGTCAAACTCGTAAGAGGTCTGGAACTTGACTTCTTCTGGTAAGTCAAAAGTAACCTTGTCACCCTCATTTACCTCAATGTTATCAGGGATTTTAATATCCTCATATTTGACCTTAAACGGAGTGTATCGCCCATTTCCTTCTGGTTGGTCGATAACCACTTTTGGGTTCTTGACTTCGATCACATTCCCGCTCTTTTCAAAATTTGTTGGAAGTCCATCTCCTCCTCTAGTTGCTTCTGTGTCCGTTGGATCGCCTTCTCCACTTTGAGAATCTTCGTGTTCAGTTCGTACCTCTGAAGGAATAGTCCCTTCTTTTTCAGCTCGAGCGTTTTCAGCTCCGACTGTAATTGTTGTATTTTCTGTAATGTTTCCTCGGTCAAACTCATCAGCATTTACTCCCTTAATTCCAAATGTAGCTGTAGCGATAGTAGCGACTGTCAAAAATGTTAATTTGTTAGTTTTCATTGTTTTTCTCCTTTTGTTTTTAGAATGGCAAATCACTTTCATCAATGTCCATCGGATTTGCATAGTTAGGTGGCATCTGCTCAGTCATGCTGTTCTGGTTGGCAGTGTTGTCACGCTTTTCCAAAACTTGGAAATTCTCTGCGACAACTTCAGTAACATATACTCGCTTACCGTCATTGCCTTCATAGCTTCGAGTCTGAATTCTTCCCGTGATTCCAACCAGCATTCCTTTTTTTGTCCAATTGCAAAATCTTTCCGCTTGCTCTCTCCACATCACGCAGTTGATGAAGTCTGCATCATATTCACCATTTGCATTTTTAAAATTTCGATTGCATGCAATATTAAATTGTGCTGTTGCGATATTGCTTGGTGTGTATCGTAGTTCTGCATCTCTAGTTAATCGACCAATAAGAGTCACATTGTTGATCATTATTATCCTCCAACATTATTCATTTCTGCAGCTTCCTTAACTGCTTCTGCTTTCTTTCGTTCCTGCACTTGGTACTCCCGATTTAATTTGTTTAGAATTACCTCTTGTGCAGTATTTTGTTCAGCAAAACGCTGAATACTTAATTCATGCTCCTGAATTGTCCACTGCATATCCTTGATTGTTTTTTCTTGTTCAACCATTCTGGAGTTGAGATTGATGGCAATTACCAATGTAACTCCTGCCAGCAATACCAAGTTAATGATTAGCCAATCGATTTTACGTTTCATCTTCGATTACCCTTTCTAATTTTAGATGTCCTGCATTTCGTCCCTGTTCGTTTAAGTGGATGTAATATTTGAGTAATGCACTATCTTTTCCAGTAATTCTGCTCAGTTCTTTTAAAGTCCCTGTACAGATATACTTATCACGATCATATAGCTTATAATCGACAAGTATTTCCGGATCACCCATCAAAGTTTTTTCCTCAATCCCGAAATACTCGCACAATTCTTGTACATGATTTGGACTGATATCGTCTTTCGTGATCCACTCTTGTATCGTCTGTTCACCACGATAAAGATTTCTAGAGAGTTCTTTGCGAGTAAGGCCTTTTCCTAAAATCAACAATTGTAATTGCTGACGAAAGTGATCCATTTGATTTTTCGTATAATGTCTCATAACTTTTACTCCTGCTTAACAATCGCTGTCTTTTCGAGATCTTCACGCTTCAAATCTGCGATGAGCCAGTCTAAGTACTTCTTTGCCTTATTTAGATCTTCCAATCCGTTTTTCTTTTGATAGCGACAAAGATACTTGATGACATTTCCCCAATAAAATCCCCGGACTTCTTTTGGTCCTCCAGCAAAATTGCGAATAATGTCAATTGATTCAAGGCCATATTGCCCACAGTAGTGATTAGGTTTATTTACTTTGTCAAAACCATTGTTTAAAATTTCTTCTGTCATTTTAGTCGTTCCTCCTTAATCCAAACACCATCGACTAATTTCCCTGTTCGATCTTTGATTTCTTCGTAAGCTATATTCAAGCACTCAACGAAGTCGTGATGTAGCAGTGCTGAAATTCGCATCAACTCATAAACAACATTTTTTAATTGGTATGATTGTCGGTTAAAATATGCTGCCAATGATTGGTCCATCATCAAGACAAAATAGTCTTCTGACTTTGCTGCATTGGAAAATACGAATGTATTATTTTCTGGGAAAATCTCTTCTGTCTTGATTTCTAACTGTAACGTCAAACCGATTAATACTACAGTGATGTCTCCGATGCTATCTTTCGTGACTTCCTCATCGTTTTCTGCCAGTCCTCGTGATAATTCACCGATCTCTTCATACAATTTCAAAAATTGCTTGTTTGGATCTTGCGTTTGCAAATTCCGGTCATAAAACCATCGCTGAACTTTTGCGATTAAATCTTTTAATTGTTTGTTTTCCATCAATATCTCCTGCTTTCTGTATCCTCTGGGAATTTAAAAATATGTTTGCTTGCGCCCTTGAAGATTCGGTCAGCAAGGGCTTTGTTGTAAATTGTTTTAATATCGTTGCTCGATAAGTTTGTGTTAAAGAATGTTGTTTGACGATTGTCCAATATTTTAAACAGTACTCGTTGTCTCCACTCGTTTGCTTCCTTGAGGCTTCCACTCATACTGCTTTCTTTTCCTAAATCGTCAAAAAAGAGAAAATCAACATTGCTCAATAGATTCACAGCATAACTTTCTGTGAAGTCTCCTCGACCATTGAAGCTTTCTTCAATCTTTGAAAAGAGCGCAGAAGTCGAAATGAATAGCACACTCTTTGGTTGCTTGCATTCTTTAAATTTTTCATTTAATGCTTTAGCTATTCCAATGGATAGATGGCTTTTGCCAACTCCTGGAGGACCGCTCAAGATTACATTTCCTGTTTCAAATTTTAGGAAGTCTCGCAATATTCTTTTTGAAAAATTCAAAGCTCGCTCACACAACTTATTTCCAGCATCGTAATTATCAAGTGTTTTATCTTCCAATTCCTTGGAATAGGTGCTCTCACGATCAAATACTTTGTATGTATTCGCTAGAATGGACTGGATAGCTGCTTCTTGCTTTAAGTGTTCCTGCAATTCATTGATTCCTTCTTTTTCGCACTCTGGACAAATCTCAAGCAATTGCTGGGATCCATTAATCATAACTTTTGCAGTGATCATCTTGTATCCGTGCTTATTACATATTTTTGGTTCACTAGTTGAACCTACTTCATAATCCTGATGCATTAAAACCCTAACCTTTCGTCTTGCTGTTGAGTTGATGCACTCGAAGGCATCTTCTGATTTAAGTATTTTTCAAACTTACTTGCATTAAACAATGTATCTGGAGTTAAATACTTGGACATTTTGGAATCATTCTTCCACTCAAGAGTTTTTACATCAATAACATGTTTAAAATCATCTATTGAGTAATTCTCACTTAAACGACCATTGATTAATCTTTGAGTGGATTTGCTAGTAGGTTTAAAATGAGATCCTGTTTTGTCATTTAGATATTTGATAATTTCATCATAGACATCAGATTGAGCTTTTTGCTCCTTATCTATATCTATATCTATATCTAT